GAGCAGTTTTGGTGTCCTGCCAGCGGCTTTCTAATAGTTCTGACATCATTATCTCCTTAATTTAATCCAGCAAGACGTTTAATGTCAACAACATTGTTGTCTGTTTCGTCTGCTTTGGTTTGTGTCAATGTTTCTGTGCGGTTGCCTGTAACCTCTGTGCCTTCTGTAATTACTGCCTTACGCTTTGCTGGAGTATTTCCATCAATTACTGATGGTAAGTACTTATCAAATTGTTTTTGTAAACGATCAGTTTGTACTGATTCCAGTAAGTCTGTCATAATCTCTTTTTGCTCTTTAGATAAAGGAGCAATCAAGCTATTAATAGTTTTATCTCTAGCAACTGATTCTTCAAGACGCTGTTTTTCAGCTGCTTTAGATTCTGCTAGTTCTTTTGCTTTTGTTGCAAATGCTTTTGCTTCTGCAAGTTGCTTGTCTTTTGCGTCAAGAACTTTAAGAAGTTTAGCAGTTTCTGATTTTTCATTTAGATAACTAGTACCATATTCTGCTGCAAATGCTTCAAATATTTTACGACCAAAGTCGTTTTTACGTGCTGTGTCAATATCTTCTTTAAGAGCATTCATTTCTCTCTTAAGTTGGTCACCGACCATTTCAGATACTGCTGTAGCACTTCTTTCGATAAAGTCTTTTTTGACCTTAGCAAAGTGTGTCTTAGCTTCACGTACTAAACGTACTTTTGTTTCAGCTAAATCTTTTTTATCTTCATAAAATTCTGCAATTTCATTTGATAGAGCGTCTACTACAAACTCTTCTAGCTTGGCATAATTTTCAGCCATTGCTACTTTGTCTGCACGTAGTTCAGAAATTTCTGTTTGTAGTTGTTCTACAACAAAATTCTTAAGAAGATCTGCATTTTCACGTTGAGCTACTGCAAATTTTGCTTTTGCTTCGGCTAATTGCTTACGGTCTTCTTGGAATTCGGTAATTTCTGCTTCGAGGCGCTCAGAAAGCATTGTATCAATTGCTTCTACCATTGTTTGCTTATCATGCTCATACTTCTGTGCGAATTCTTCGCGAAGATCAGCAGTTGCAGCACGGCGGTTTTCAGCAACTTTGCTTTCCCAAGCTTCTTCAATTTGTGCTCTGATCTCTTCTGAAACAACATCGTTTTCGAAAAGTGTTTTCAGTGCATCTATCATTACTTTCTCCTAGTTTATTGGAGTTTGTTGATTATGTTAATCAACGATTCCTTAAGATACTTCTGTGCCTTTGTATCATGTTTAGTTGCCTGTGCTAATTCGTATGCCTTCATCCCGCCGCGAACATTCATTAAATGTTCGTATATTGGTGTAGGATATGCACCAGGGGCGCTAGGCTGTGCCACAACGTCCACGGTGATTATTTCAAAATCTGAGACAACATTATTGCCGTCGTCTGATACGTTACCAGAGCCCCTTGATGAAACACCAAGTTTTACACCATTTTCTAGCATAGTGCGCACTAGTTGTCCCATAGGGGTTGGTAAGATCTTTAGTTTTCCGTAACCGTTTGGTCCATCCATCCACATTTCTGTAATCATATGGCTTACACGGTCTAAGTTTATATTAAGTCCTTCTGGATGATCAACTTCGCCGAGAACACTAAATCCGTTCGAGCATTGATCGTTGAGAGTTTTGACAGCCCTGCCGATTTCATTTACAGGATACACTCGCTGATTAGCGTTGCGAACGTCACCTTGGATACAAATACCTTTCATATAAAGATCTTTGCCTTCGTTTGCGTTCTCAAGCACAATTTGTGCTTGATCAAATGTCAAATGCTCTCGTAAGTTTTTCATTCAGTTTTCCTTACGTTTTTAGCTGCCGATAGTTGATTTTTTATCAGCTGCTTGCTCAGGCTTGCCTTTTTTCTCAGCACCGTGTCCTGGCTCTGATTTGCCAGCTTTTGCTGCTTTGCCGCCTGGTACATTGACGTTGCCTGCTGAATCTTCTTTAGGTGCACTTGCTCCTGTGCCTTTTTCGTCAACACTTTCGCCTTGTGCAATATTGCCTGCAGTACCGCCCATGTCATTTTTACCAGCTACTGCTGACTTAGTGTTTGCACCGTTGTCACCCATTGTTGCTGATACTTTTTCTACATACTCACGCATTTGTTCGCCTGCGCTTTTTGGTTCTTTTGACTCTTCAACTTCTTCGTCTGATGCTTCGTCTACTTCTTCGTCTGATGCTTCTTCAACTTCTTCATCTGCTTCAAATGCAAATGCTTCTTCTTCTGGTTCTTCGTCGTCCATATCATCGTCGCCTTCGTCACCAGCCATCATTTTTTCAAATTCTGCTTTTAGATCTTCTAGCGCATCTTCTAGGTCTTCTACACGATCTTCAACATCGCCTTCTTCACCTTCGTCATCGTCGCCTTCTTCGTCGTCCATGTCCATGCCTAAGTCGTTAGCTAAGTCGCCTGTCTGGTCCATTGGGCCCATGTCGTCGTCTGCTTCTACTTCAAAGCTATCAAGATCAAAGTTTTCTTCAACTTCGTCATCTGACTCGTCTACTTCTTCATCTGTTGCTTCGTCTAGGTCGTCTTCTGACTCATCTACTTCTTCGTCAGCAGCTTCTTCAACTTCTTCATCAGTTGCTTCTTCTACGTCTGCTTCGTCTTCTAGTAATGACTCATAAATATCACGTGATTTTTCTACTACAATCTCGTGAAATAATTCTTGTGCTGCTTCCTTGTCTTCGTTGACAAGAAGTTCTAGCATCTTCTCAAATTTTGTTGTATCTGACATTTTTTACTCCTATAAATTGTATACACACCAGAGAGGTGTGGGGCTGTCATTATATATTTAACAAAGATGTTAAAAAACCGGCGAAAATAGGCTCAAAATGACTAAAAAAATTAAAATTTAGTCTAAAGTGTAAATTTCTTTAAATTTTTCTACTGTAATATGCTTTAAATTATTTAACTTAGTTAGCTCTTTTGGTACAAAAGAAAATTCATCATCCATAACTCTGATAAATTCTATGTCTTTATTACTGTCAATTACAGCAACAGTTTGTTTCAACCAGTTGTTGTAATAAGTTGCTTTGTCTGTGCTTTTCTTATAATTAGGAGTGTCTGCATACATGTTATTAACAAGCGTGTTGTTTACACCTATGTAATCAAATCCTAAAATATAAATTTTATTATATTTCTTTTGTTCACAGGCTAAGAATAATGCTGTTGGTCCACTACTCCATCCCTTTGCAGGATTAAAGTAATTAAATCCTGTAAACTTTTCGTATGCTCTATTAGGGTTTGTCCATACTTCGTTGCCATACTGATATCTAGATTTGTTTATTTCAACAATCATCTTAACATCAACTGCAATTAAGTAGTCAGGTGAGAATTCTCTGTACAAAGCATTACAACCAAAAGTAATACCTTTGTCTTTTATATCAAGTAAATTAATTTCTCGGCGACTTATTCCGTTGCCGATTACAAACGCTGTTTTGTGATGCACATTATAATCCGCCTTCTTGAGCTGCTGCTTGAGCAGCCATTCCATACATTTGTCTAATAAAGGTTAATTCTTTATCTTTTTCTTCTGTATGTATCTCCGAAGCTTTGCGGATTCTGTTGATTTGACGTAACGACAATCTAGTTTTACGAGTGTCATTCTTTTGCATAGGTGAGTCGTCGATATCTGCCTCGTAGCTTTTATCTTCTACAGGCTCAACTGTTTCTTGATCAAAATAAAATAGTTCTCGTAATATCATATTGTATTTATAAAGTTTGTTCTGTATTTCCTGCAGAAGTTCCTATGTCTGCATCTGTAGCAGACTCTGGACCTGCATCTGATCCACCATCTTCTGAAGGTGTTGTGTCTGGTGCTTCATCTTCAATGTTATCTAGATCAGATCCTATGCTTGCTGAACTAATTCCTGCATCTCTAAGTTCTGCATCAGAAGATGCTGCACTAGATTGTAATTCTTCATCATTTTCCTCACGCCATAATCGTTCGTTTTGTGCTAGTTCTTCTTCGGTAAGTCCTAAGAAACGTTTGAGTGCAAAACGATTTGAAATATAAGGTATAGCACTCATCTGTGTAAATGTAGGAACACGAGCGTTGTCAATTTCACTTTGACGATATGCTGCAAAGTTTTGCGGTGGTTGGAATTTTAAATCAAACATATTTGTATCAATGTTGATTCCTTTTTCAAGCAAATAACGCTTAAACTCTTGATCAAATTCTTCAACTACTAAGTTTTGCAGACGTTCACAATAGGTATTAAAGCGTAACTCCTGGATATATGCTGTTCCCACACGTCCATCATTATATTGTGCTGCTGAATCATCTGCTCCAGTAGGTAGGTACGAACTTGGGATACGTAATCCGCGTACCAACTTATTAGTAAAGTATCTAAGGTCATCAATTTCTCCTAAGTTAGTGCCACCTGGAAGCGTTTCAACTTTAGAGCCTCTACCTTCTGCGGTCTGCGGGAAGAAGTAGTCTTCGTTGATTGATAGAGGATTGTATGATGAGTCTATGACATTTGAACCGCCCCCTGTTGACGATGGGATCCTTCTTTGATGGATTTCCGTCTTAACACGTTCTACAAATTGCATTGCCAAGTGACTTGGCATGTTGCCCACATCAACGTAGAATACTCTGCGCTCCGGCGCACGTTGGACACGATAGATAATAATCGCATCTTCAAGCAGTTCTTTCTGCTTGTATACTTTAAAAATTGTTTCTAGTAGACTGTTACCAAAAGGATAGTTATTGTCTAAGCCTTCTGATAAACTCAAATGTACAACGTGATCTGCATCAACTGTAAATTCTGAATCATCTGTTGTAAATCTTGATCCACTCATACTTGCTTGCGGTTGTCCTACCATTCCACGAGCACCGCCTGTTGGTTCATACTGAGAACCGCCGCCGCCTGTGATGTTTCCGTTTGTTTGATATGGAGTAGTAGCAATACCGTCTTTAAAATTAAAATTAATATTTTTAATTACATACTGCTCAGGAATTTTTCCTTCTGACTCATTTACAATAATACGTGTTACGTTTGCAGGATCAACATGGAACCAACGTTTTGTTTCTGGATCACGTAGAAAGAATTGATCTCCGAACTTGAATACGTTTCTTAGTATACGGAATATTTTTGTTTCAAAACTTTGTAATTTATTCCATTGTTGCAAATACTTTTGTATAATTGTAACTTCTGAATTAGTTGCCTCTGATTTAAAATTAATTAAGAACGGAGTATTATTTTGTTTATTCTTCTGTGTACAAAACTCTGCAAGAATATCTAGTGCAGCGTTAACTTCAGAATCTAAATCCATAGTGTTGTATTGACCATAACGCTCAACACGATTAGGCGAACCTACGTATACGTCTGGCAAGTATGACGAATAGTTTGATCGCGCTGGACCTGCCATACTGTTTCCTGAACGTGCGTTTGTAAAAGGAGAATATGATCCGCTAGGATTATTTCCTGTAGGTACTGGTGTAAAATATTTTTTCCAACTCATTCGTTATTCTCCATTAAGACGGAAGCTGCCTTGATATATCTGTTGTGTTGCCGTATTTTGTATTTAACGCAACCTGTTTGGTAAATGTCACGTTTTGTGACATTAATGTTGCAAGTTGAGTTATTGCTTTTGTAAGTTCTTCGCTAGATGCGCCGCCGCCGATTGAATCCATTTTAGATATCACACTAGCAGCATTTTGTGCTTCTCTACCTCTGCCTCTACTGTTTTGTGAACTCTTAAGTTCTTCATTTAGTTGGGCAAGAACTTCAACCAAGTTTTCCATAGCTTCAGTATAACTTCTAACGTTATCTACGTCAAGTCCATTTTTAAGAATATCTAAATTATTTTGTAAATTTTCAATATTAGCAAATGTTGCTATGGCACTTTGTGTGTCCATCAGTGATTCAGCGCCTTCAACAGCAGGAGTAGCATCTATACTAGCTTGTGCAGATACAGTATTATCGTTTCCAAATAAACTTTTTCCTTCACCGCCTAGCCATGTTGGCAAGTATTGTTTGAAGTTAGGCATTTCAAAATCAAATGTAAAAAATCCTTTGACTGCATCAATTATACTTTGGAACATGCTGCTTATTGATGGTACTTCAAAATTTTCTAGGCTAAAGAATCCTGTTACAGTGTCCCATGCAGTTTGTGCTAAATTTTGTATGCTAAATGCAGGTGCATTTTCTCCAAAAGTAAAGTATCCTTTTATAACATCCCAAGCATCTGATGCAAGTTGACTTACGCTATATGTTGTTCCGTCTATTCCAAACCAACCAGTCACAGTATTCCACATTGTTGTAAGATCTTCTGTGATACTAAATTTAGTGTCAGCTAAACTAAACCAACCTGTTACTGATGTCCAAACATTGTTTGCAATGTCAAGAATACTGTAGTTTCCTTCAGAATCCATTGTAAACCAACCAGTTACAGTTTCCCAAGCAGCACTTGCTAGATTGCTGATTCCGTATGTAGCTTCTTCTCCAGTAAATCCAAACCAACCAGTTACAGTTTCCCAAGCAGCACTTGCTAGATTACCTATACTATATGATGCAGCATCTTCGCCTGTTCCAAAACTGAAGAATCCTTTTATAGTATCCCATGTTTCTGTCCACAATTCTATTAATTTGTCTTTGCCTATAACTGCAAGTACGGCAGCAGCAAGTGCTCCTGGTATTCCTATGATCGGTGCAGCAATAAGAAGTCCTAGACCTGCGATACCTCCAACAAAAATATCGTCCCATGTGATATCAAAGCTATCAAACAATCCGCCAATGACACTCTTTACACCATCTGCAACAAATGTACCTATTGTTCCTGCAGATTCTGCTGCTCCTGCAAATATATCTCCGAATAGACCTTTAACATCTTCTTGCAGTGTTATATCGTTACCTTGTTCGTCTTGTCCTATAACATCGCCTGCTTTGCCGCCAAACAATGCTGTTTTTAAATTATATTTTCCTATATCTTCAACAAATGTTTTTACACGATCTAACATTGTTTTAAATGACGCTGACAAGGCATCAAGTGTATTTTTAAAGGTATCGCCTTCGGTAAAGATTGTAACAGCTTTAGCAAATCCATCTGCACCGTCCATCAATGCATCCATTGCACCTGAATTAATAAATGCATCTACTAGTTTTGCTCTAGCGGATGCTATTGTTTCGTCAAACTGTTTTAGATTTTCCTGGCGTGTTTTCTCAGCAGCAGCTCTTGCATCAGCTGCTGCTATTTCTTCATCTGTCATGCGTTTTAAATTAGATGTATCACCTATAATATCCAACATTCCTGAAAGACCAGGTATACGATTCATCATTTCTTCAACACTTACACCCATTTCAGCAGCACGGGCTTCTAGATCTTTTCTAACATCGACCATAAAATTGTTGAGTTCGCCGGGACTCATATTTTCAACTTCGTCTCCAAAGTTTCTAAAGGTGTCACTCATTTGCATCAGCCTACGAGTAGAGTCATTTGTAGGGATGCCGTCATCAAAGTCTACTAAA